TTGAGCAATTTGAAGTTATTGCTTTACTAATTCCATCTGCGCATCCCATATTTTTATTTTTTATCGATTACTAAATTATATTTATACCTTGCGGTTTGCACACTATCAACGGCTTTTATCTCAACTTTAATATAAGGATAAAGGTAAGTCGTTGATGTTTGAACAAAAGTTGTATCGCCCGATGTAACAGTTATGGTTGTTTCGTCGATCTCTATCCATTCCGAGTTGTCGTAACTTCCAAAGAATCCTAATATTACTTTTGGAGACGTCCCATCTACACTATCCACATCCCAAAACAAGTTCATGTTTTCTGCAAATGGCTTAATATAGTAGGTATCCGTAACGCTGTCATCTTTGTTTAGGGTGTCAGCTGTTGCACCGTATTTGTTTACTACCTGATCTTTATCTATTAATGTCTGGGCATTTAAAGACAAGGCAAAAATCATTATTGAAAATAATACAATTAATTTTTTCATTTTTACCTCCTTTTAATATGCTACAGCCATTAATTCTTCTTGCAAAATCTTAACATCCATTTTAAAAGCAACATCAATGTAATGAGTTTTGTCTTTTTTGTCGTAGAATGAATCTAAACTTGTAAGACTTTCCTCATCTGATGTCCCGATTGGAATATTGTTAAGGTCTGTCAATATTGCCCTGTGCGGCAAATAGTAAGTAGAGCCTTTATCGAAATATGCTTTGATAATTCTATCCCAGTCATGTCGTACGATAATAGGTATACCTCTGTAATTCCAGCGGTTAGAACCTTCCTCTGCTTGAGTTAAAGTAAAGTTCAGCGACTTATCTTCAAGATAATCTTGCCAATTATTAAATAACGAACGAGTTATTTGAAAAACCAGGTTACCTTCAAATGCACGAGGATCAATGTTGTTATACATATCTCTAAAAGCATCAAGTGCAACCGAGCTACCGAGAGCTAATTGAGCCGTTTTACTTGCTTCTCCATTTTCTGAAATTTCCTTTCGATAAATATCTGCATCACCAACCTGATCTGCAAAAACTTGTGCCCATAATCCGTTAAGCATATTAAAATATGTCTTATCGGTGCCGGCTGTTAAATTACCACCTGATCCTACAACATCCTCGTTGGTATCGCCAAAGTCTGCAATTCTCAATTGAGCCTGGATGTTTGCGTCTTCAATACGGTCTGAAATAAAAGCCATCATTTCGTTATCGACTTCTTCCCATGTGTTTTTAGCTATTCTGGCTTTCTTCCAGAATTTTAAAAGATTTGGTAAATCATCCTGGCAATGTGCCATTCTGTAACTTACAAGTTTAGGCGACCATTGTTTTTCAGATGTTGGAATTTGACTTATTTCAGAGTTAACTCCGCATGATCCTGGGTCTACCTTTCCTACTAATCCAAACTGACCAAGGATTGGAATATACTTATCCATTTCTACGCCTGTCTGAATAGCATGTACATCCGTTAACTCGGGTCTTTTATAAGTTCTCTCAAAAACGAGTTCAGAAATCATTCTAGCTTCTTCTTCGTTTAAATTCAATGTTGAAAAATCTATTTTACTTGCCATAATTTTTAATTTTTAAATGGTTTTCGAACTTGCGGCTTTTCATCGTCGTCTTCAATTTTGCCGTCCGGCACAAATTCTTTTGAATATTTAGCCTTAAATTCGTTAAATTTCTTTGTTACTTCTTCTACTTTTGCCGTAGCATTTACGCGTAATTCTTCAATTTCGCTTTCTTTTTCCTCCGCTTTGGCTGTTAATTCTTCGAGTTGTTTTTTTAGATTCTCATTTTCAACCTTTAACTGTTCCATTTCATCTTCTGACTGTTCTTTAATTTCAATTAAAGACCCACCTTCGAAAACTAAAACTTCACCAGTATCTAAAACATACTCGCCATTAGCAGGTGCACCGTCAATTGTTGCGGCTACTCCTGTTGTTAGTTGTTCAATTGTTTCAATTTCAGGCATATCTATTTCAACTCCGTTAACATCTTGCAACATTAACGCTTTTGGTTTAGTGAAATATGCCTTCACTTCTTCAAGCACTTTTTTTATGCCTGAAAGCTCCTGTTTAACTTCTTTTTCTGTCATCTCGTCTTTTTTTAATTTAGCTACTGCTTTAAATTCATGATTTATTATATTTGCTATGTTTAAAAGTTCAACTTCTTCGAGTGTTAAAAATCTTTCCTGTTCCATATATCCCCGCAAAACAGCTTCGTCAACATCTAATTTTGTTACTAACTGTTTTACAAGTTTATTTTCCTCTGCCTGTAATTGTTCAGTATACTCTTTAAATTCCGCTGAATTACCAGTCGCCTGCCCCCATGGATAATGAATAAGTAAACCACCCCTTTCAGGATCATAATATCTGTTTTCTCTTTTTGCTATTAAAAAAATATTGAAGGCTACAGAAGCTATATCTCCTAAGTTATGAGTTTTTATAAGTTGTTTACTTGATTCGAAAAGTTCACAAATTTTTAACCCTTCATCCAATATACCACCAGGACTGTTTATCCATAAATTGATTACTTCCGATTCTTTCACTCTTTGATAATCGGCTAAGGCGTCGTTTATTGTATAATCTTCGCCTATCTCTCCAATTATATAAATATTGCTTTCCATATTTTGTATTTTACATAACCAAAATTATGTTAAATAGAAGTTAAATAAAAAAAATACGCTTATATTATTGCGTAGTGCAAATTAATATTTCTCTAAATCTCTATAAATAGTACTCTCGCTAATAAACAAAACTTTTTTTAGCTGCTTTAAAATATCCGGCGTTCTGTTTGTTTTCTTAATCTGTTTTGCTATATCCATCAAATATTTTGCTCCTTCTTTCGGCTGCTCTACACACATCTGAATAAAAGCCATCCTATTTATTAAATCTGTTTTGTTTTTTTTCATAATGTAGATGTTCTGTTTCTTTCAATGTTTTCGCTTTGGCTTACAGAAACATCATCTGTAACCAATGTTGGCTGAATTGGATTATTTTCCAATGCGTCGCTAAATCCTTGTGATATTGCGTTCGATGTTTGATTATCAGTATCTCTACTAACTATACCTTGCCCTACACTTGCTGATACTGATTGCATAGATGAGGAACTGGCAGAGCCCCCTGATGCAGAATATCCACCTCCCCCTGAAGGGATTGAAGCACCACCGCCGCCAGTATCACCAGGCAATCCTGATTTAACTGCAAGTATTTGTTTTACTTGTGCATACCCAGCAGCCAATGCAGAACCAGCTGCTGCTGCTCCTAACACCGGTCCAACAATAGGAATCCCTGCAAGTGAATTATAAGAACTGATAGCTCCCTGGATAGCTGATATAGTAGCAGATGCAACCGATGCGGCTTTGCCAATTGCTGTTTGTTCTCCGGCTATTTGTGCAATATTTTGAGTAAAACCTCCTGCTAATGCCATTTTTGCATTAAGCTCTGCCCGCTTTAATTCAATTGCCGCTTTTGTATACTTATCTTCTATCTTTGAAACATCTGCTCCGATTCTTTCGGCATATGCAATTTCCGTTGCACGTTTGTTTTCTAATTGTTGGCGCTCTAATTCTAACTGCATGAATTGATTTTCTTGAAACCGTTCCATATCATTTTCAAAATTAACAGCTTCAACTTCAAGCTGCCTTTCCCGTTCGGCTTCTTCAAACTCAACTCTTAACCCCTGCAATGCTAATTGATATTCCTGTTCAGAAAGTAATCCATATTCTAATTTGCGATCTAATACTTCTTTTTGCTTTTCAAAATCACGTTCATAATATTCTTCATCTATTAATGCTTTTGCTTCTTTCGATTGTCGCCATGCTTCAACTTCTTTTTCTAATATTGATACTGTTTCGTTGAGCTTTTCTTCTTGATCTTTAAGAATTTCTTTATCTAATACTATTTCTCTATTTTTTAGATTTCTTAATTTAGCTGAATTTTCCGCCCTTATATTATAAAGTTCTGCTTCTGCTTGTGCTTCTTTTTCTTTATCTTCGATTGTACTTTCTGAAAGTGCATTATTTGCTTTTATTAATGCTAAATTTTCTTGTGCTATTCGTTCTTTTAATTTCAACTCTTCTTCTTGAATTTCATTTGCTTTTAATATAGCTTCTCTTCTTTCTTCTGCTGACAAAGTTTCGTCTTTAGAAACTAAAAGTAATTCTTGTATTCTATCTTTATTCTTTGCGAGTTGTATCTCTGTTTCTCGTCTTAATTTTCTTAATTCTGCTTCCCTATCTGCTAAATCTTGAGCTATTTTTATTTCTTCCTTTTGTTCATCCACAAATCCTTTTACAGCATCTCTAGCTCGGTTATATCCATCAACAACTGCCTTAGTTAGGTTTTCTTTTCCTTTTTTTACTCTTTCAGTTGCGTCTAATATACGTTCATCATACTCGGCTATCTTAGCTTGTGCCTCATTTATGCCTTCAGTATTATCCGTAAAAACATTCTTTAATTTTTGCCATGCTAATCCAATACCTGCAAATCCTTTTAAGAAATTAGCTACCAATTTTTCAATCACTCCGCCAATTAAGTTCCCAAATGTATCTTGAAAAAATTGACCTATACTTTTTATTCTGGCTCGAAATTTTTGTAAAGTCTCTTGTGGTTTAGTAAAAGCGTTAATAATTGTCTCACCAACTTTGCTGACAATATCCAGGAAATTATTCAAAACAGTTTGAAATACCTTAGTGATTTTCATTAAAGCATTTTGACCTTCTTCAGAGCGTTTAAAGTATGATATTAAAGCGGCAAAGGCTGCAATTATTAATCCTATTGGTCCCAACATTACCTTTAAAGCTCCACCTAACGCTTTGGCGGCTCCGGTAGCTTGCCCTGCTCCAGGTATAAATTGACTAATCGCATCATTAGCACCACTCATAGCTTCTGAATAGTTACCTACATTTCTACGAGTATCACCGGTTGCTTTTTCTTCTTTTTTTAGTTGGTCTGTTAATTCCTTTTTTTGTTTAGTTAATTTTTGTCCAAGTTCAGTGTTTTCTCTTTCATCCTTAGAAAGTGCAGCCCATTGATTAGATACTACTGACAACTTAGCTCTAAGCTGCTCCATAGAACCTTGTTTGGCAGTATCAGCTTGTACTGATTTTCCTATTATATTAATCTGTGAGTTGTATTCTTTTTTTGTTGTTTTTAAGGCGGCTTGTAATTCAATATACTCTTTTGATGTTTCGCCTCCCTCATCTTTTGCCCGTGCCATTTCTTGCTTAAGAAGCTCAATAGATTGTTTCAGTGCTTGTGCATCTTTTGTAGCTTTACTTATGTCAAGATCAACTTCTCCTATTACTATTTTTTCTGCCATCTTAACTTGGTGCTTTATCACTTATTTTTACTAACTCTAATTTAGTGGGTTTGTTGGATTTTTCAGGGTTAAATCCTGAAATCTTATTAAAAAAAACGAACCCCCTAATTCACGGATAAAATATTGTTTGAAAAAATCT